CCGAAGCACAATTAGTGCAAGAAACAATGAAAGAAGCAACTCTAGAAAAATATGAGAACGCTCATAAACTGACCGATATTGAATTGGTCAAGTTGCTTAGTGCCGTAGGCTTCAAAGGTGAAAACCTCATAGAAGCGTGGGCAGTCGCCAAGAAAGAAAGTAATGGGCGACCTCTCGCTCATAATGGCAACGCAGATACAGGAGATAACTCTTGGGGAGTGTTTCAAATAAACATGATCGGAGAGTTAGGTGAAGAGCGTAGAAAAAAGTTTGGTTTAGAAACTAATGCCGAACTGCTCGATCCAGTGGTTAATGCAAGTATCGCTCACTACATGAGTAGGGGCGGTGAAGACTGGAGTTCTTGGCATGGACTTACTCCAAAGACTAAACAGTTAATGGAAAAGTTCCCAATCAAGAAGTCAAAGCAATAGCAGAAGCCATAGCAGAAGCATAAGCAGGGAAAGCAATAGGAGAAGCACTAGGAGAAGCCCCATCAGAAATGGTGGGGCTATCTCAGAACTAACTTACCTGGCAGCCAGGAGAAGTTAGTAAGTTAGTTAGGAGCAAGGGCATGAATGAACAGCAATTTGTAGATCGATATAGTGAATTAGACAAGCAATACGTAAAGCATAAGCAAGAACAATATAAAAATTACAAAGAACCTAATCTTCCTTATACAGAAAAATTATTTTGGGATAAGTTAGTTCATTTAGGTTGGAGAAAAGATTACACAACAACAGAGTGTTTAGTATTAGTTTGTTCTGTTTGTGAATTATCAATAACAAAAGTAATTCTTAAAGACACTTCTAATGTTAGAGGCTTACTAAATGTAGATGAAAGAAAGCGCCATCACCAAATGCATTATTGCAAGGAGACAGGCAAAACAGAGCAAGAGTAGAGTAAAAGCAAAGCCATACCAGAAGTACTAGGAAGTTACATTGATCCTTGTTGTTCCAGAACAAACCCAACTGCTCTATCGTAAACTTGATAATCCATAGAAACAGTAACAAATCTTTCATATAAAGTTTCAAGTACTTCATCTAGGTCAAGTTGACCACAGGTGTAAAGATCAAATTGAAGAGTTCCTGGGTCTTCTTCATCCCAAATATGGAAAGCAATATGGCTAGTTTCAATCATTACAATTGCGGTAAGTCCCCTATTTCCTTCTTTATCAACATAACTAGCAAAAGGGCCTTTCAATATCTTCATGTTAATTCGTTCTACAAGATTACGAAGAAATGTAACAGCATCCTCTTCAGAAGTAATTGGATTTGTAACTTTTGCATTAACGAGTAAGTGTTTGTGAAATATCATTTAATTAATCCTTTCCAGGAATCCATAGTTGATCTCCATTTGCTTGATTTTCATATCTGGCTAAAACAAATAATAAGTCAGATAATCTATTTAAGTATTTTGCAGTTAATATATTTACTCCTTCTCCAAAACTATTTATAGCATGCCAAGTTCGTCGTTCTGCACGTCGAACTACGGTTCTTGCTACATGTAAGTGAGAAGACGCAATTGATCCAGAAGGTAATATAAAAGATCTAAGTGGTTGTAAATTAGCGTTGTATTTATCTATTTGAGTTTCAAGATAATCAATTTGTTCTTGAGTAATTCTAAGGGGTTTTATTTCTGGGTTGTCTACAACTGGTGTACATAAATCGGCCCCTATATCAAACATGTTATTTTGAATTGTTAACAACAGATTTCTAAGTTCATCATTAGTTACATATATAAGAACAACTCCAATGTAAGAATTTGCTTCATCAACGGTTGCAAAGGCTTCAAGTCTTGGGTCGTTCTTAGAAGTTCTGCTCATGTCTCCAAGAGCAGTAGTTCCATCATCACCAGTTTTTGTATAAATACGAGTTAAATGAACCATTAGTGTCCCGTCAAAGAACGCCATATGTCTATGGTTTTATTATTGGCTATGTATAAACAAAATAAAGTTAAGGCTAATTGAACAGTTACTTTGTAAGAAGATTTTTGTTCTACAGATCTATCTAATAGGTTCATGGGAATACAACTTCCCCATTATTAGCCCATACCAATCCAATAGAATCTCCTGGGTTTAAGTATTGTTGGTCTACAGCAACTTGTCCCCAACCCCACTCGCTTTTAGGAAAAGGTATTAGTTTCTTTTCTTTTACAATAATTGCCCAATACGCTTTTGCTGGTGGCATGTCTTCACATTTTTCAACAGTTTCATCTGGTAATCCATTTACTCGGCAGATAACTCCATTACCATATTTTTTAGTTCCTTCTATTTCAAGATTGGCTTTCTTTAGTATGTCTAAAGCATTTGTTTTGTTTAATGCATCTACACAAGTTGTTAATTTTGTTCCATTATTTAATGGTCCATAATCAATGTATAAATTGACACAGGATGATTCTGGCTTAGATACAAAAGATAGTCCAATAAAAACTAACCCAAATAGTACGAGAGACGTTACAAGTTTTTGTTTCATTGATTATCCCTGATTAGTTTTACTTCACAAGCGTCTGTGGTGCAATAGGCTTCACCAATTGCATCGGCAGCCATACCAGCATACACTCCTGAGAAGTCAATAGGAAATAGTTTCATTACTCCATCTGATTCATACTGTTCTGCGGTTATTTGAGTGTAAGGAAGTTGTGGGTAAACATAGTTGCCCATGGGTAGGAAGGACACAGTCTTTAGTTGACCGTCATACATATGGAGAACAGTGCCAATTGCAGATGCTTCTGTTTCTGGATTAAAGGAGACCGTTACGCTTACAGAGTTATCTGACCAGTACCTCTGTGCTGTGGCAGCAAGAGCCACCTTCTCATAAACGCTTACATCCTTCTCGCTTCGTTTAGCGTTTGACTTAATTGGAAAGAAGACAACTGAAGTTGTGTCTGGAGACTCAACGGCTGGCTCTACTCGATAGTTAGCCATCTTAAACAATGGGAGCATTGGATCAGAGTTAGCAAACCTAATAGCACGGTTGAAGTACTCTCCACCTACAGTCCAATGAACGCCAGGTGATTCACCTGCCAAGATACTAACTGTTCCACTTGGCTTCACAGTCGTCATCTTGATGGACTCACGGATGCCTAGCCATTCTGAGTAGGCAATATCGTAGGTCTTAATTACTTTATACCCTTCATCCATCCATTGACGTAATGTTGGTAATCCTTTTCTATCTGCAAAATTAGCCACTCCTGAAACAGAAGTACCTATGCGCCGATTTCTTTGCATGATGGCGTTTGTCTCTTCCCAGTGTGTAGGTATAAGAGTTACGGTCTTGGCATAAAGATAAGCAAACTTTAAGGTCCTCTTAAAATCATCTATATCTTCATGACGATTTAGATAGGTCTCTACTAAAGTACAGCACTCAAAGGATTCAAGAGATTGTTCTGCACAAGGGTTATATCCTGCAATGCGCCAATCCTTATTATTGATTGGATCAATAAGACGGCCATATTGTTTTGAGATATCCATCCAGACAACTCCAGGCTCACCATTACGAGAAATGCCATCAATTATGTTATCTAGATTATCTCCAACATTCACTGATACAGAGTTATTGGACATCCAAGCCCATCCTGGCTTTTCTGGATCGTATGAGTTTCTCTCTGGAAATTTTTCTGCGTTCTTTAAATTGAGGAAATCTGGATCATCAATTCTGCCAATAAGTAACTCAGCAGACCTCCGAACGTTGCCAGATACAACACAAACCCCGATAAGATTCCCAATATCAGCAATATCAATGCGGGTAAGTTTCTGACCAGCACGTTCCTTGAAGATTCCATCAATGTAAAGATGTAACTTAATGAGAGGCTCTGGACCCGCTGCTGTTCCACCAAATATTTTGATAGGTTCTCCTGCCTTGCGAATTTCTTCATAGTTAAACCTAGGACGTTTCGAGTCTGGTCGTAGGTAAGAGTTAATAAGCGTGGCCGTTGATTCGACCCAGCCTTCTCTGGTATCTGGAATGACATATATTTCCCCCTCTTGCGGTGTATAAATTGTGAAGTCTTTATCGGCGCCTTTATCGTCGAAGCCAACTCCAACTCCAAGCATACTAGCCTCCATCAAAAAAGCAAAAGGCTTGGCTGGATCAGTCTTAGTCATTGAGCCTGTAGAAACAAAGGCACAATTCTGCAAGGCTGCTGAGTTTCGTTTTTCGTTTACGATTGGGGTTCCCATTACCCATAGACCTCGTCCAGGTGGGGTCCACTTTATGTTCCAAAGACGATCAAAGGCTTCCTTGGCTGAGGCTGCGGCTTTGGCATCTGACCAAGGCAACCGATTAGTTTTAGCATGATCTTTTTGTAGAGAGTACATTCCGTTTATAACTCTCTCACAAACGTCTACCCAAGTTTCTTTAGTACCATCTTGCTTTAGTCGTGAATAGGTACGTAAAAAAGTTATTTCACCAACAGAGTTGCCCGCAGCATCTTGGTAACCAAAGGGTGCTTTTAAACTCCTGTATGGTGTAACAAACTCTTCGGCTAATTTAAAAGAAAACATATGTATAACCCCCGACTATTTCTATGTAAATGTAAATACCCCTCGATGGGAGTACGTATTGTGATGGGTCTAAACCTATCACACACTTGTTAACTTGATTTAATTTTTATTCGATGGACAAAAGGGTAAACTACCCTCCACTATGATCCATTACTCACCACTTGCTGTTATCAGATAACTACTCTTCAATAGATTGTTGAATAATTTTTGTAACTGTATCTTCCTTTAGGGCATCAGGTAACTCACGAAGAGCCTGTGCTCTGTCTCCAAAGATTGCAGAAAGAACTCCACCAGAACTTTGACGTTCTGCTGTGATGCGAACAAACTCTCGATTTTCTTCTAACTCTTTTAAATTACCAACAAGTTTAAATAATCGATCAATCTCTTGGGATACATTGGGATCAGCATATCCGCCATTCATTTCTTCTGCAAAACGCATAAAAGCAACTCTTTGGCCCTGCATTTCTATAATTGCAGTAAGTAAAGCCTTAAGTTGATCTTTAGTCTTTACCTCTACTGGAAGGTTAAAGGCACAACTATTATCAGGTTTAAAGGCTGGACAGTTAGACGCCACAAAGCAGGTGTTGCATTGTCGAAGAGAAGAATATTGGTTATTTAAAACTGGAACATCTTTTAAAATTTCTTTACCTTCATCATCAACATCTACGATGGTTTTCATTTTTACGCCAAAGACAGGGAGATTTTGTACCTCTGAAGGGTCTCTTTGAATCACTTCATTGGTAGAATTTTTCCGTACTTCTACCTCACTGTTATCAGAAGACGATATCTCAAATCCCATTAAACCTGTTAACAACTCATCGCTGTTATCAGATACTTTCTCTTCTTTTCCACCATTAATAATATGAAAGTTTGGGCTCTTTTTATCCATTGACTCCTCTAATCGTTTGTAAGACCATACAGCAACCTTAGTCGCTTCGAGAGTACCATCTTGGACAAACTCTAAATAGTCTAGTCCAGCCTTCTCTATTATGGGCTTATATCTTGGCCGTGCTTGGTCCTTCATTCTCTTTGGGTAACGAACTAACTTAGTTCCATCCCAGATGATTGTCTCACCTCTCCGCATTGGAGATAGCCAGGACAATGTGCTTGCAGTAACAAATGGTACCTGTCTTAGGTTGTCTGGTTTTGCACATCCAAGGGCGTGATATTTAGTATTAAACTGCTTTGAGTAACTTCTGGTAACGGCAGCCAAGTTAGTTACTGATTCAATTTCTGCATATGGGATTACAACATTAGAGTACTTTTCAGACATCTCTTTTAATTTTAATAACCCGTATTCTTCATGCCAAACTACCCATAACTTTGGATCATTACTAAAAAAAGGTCGTTGTTGTTCTACCCAATCTAACCCCAAGGTTAAGGAATCAAACTCTTGAAAGGCCTCTGCTCTATCAGCGTTATTTACTAAAAACTCTTGATAGTCAGCGGCTATTTCAAGTAACTCTTCTTTTGATAAGCCAGCCTTATCTGCTTGGGCTGCTCCTGATTCGATATAGACTTTAGTCTCTGGAGTAAAATGCTCACTTATAAGCCATAACTTAGTTTTAGGTAACCCTCTCTTACGAAGCCCCCAATAGTTGAGTCCCATTGACTCAACTTTCATGCCTTCAAGAAGAGTGCGGTTAGAGCCAACCTCTGTTCCGCTAAAAATTAGGGTCATTAATCTTGCCAAAACTCTAAGTCTTTAGGGGCTGCTGCATCTTTTGACTTTGCAATATTTATTCTATTTATAGAGTCTTCAATTTGATCCCATTTACGGATTTTTTTAGGAGCATCAGGA